AGACGATTACCCTTAGGATGTTCGCGCGGTAGCTAGGTGTTTGCGCTTGGCCCGGCGACAATGGGCGACCTGCTGCAGTAGATGGTTATGCGACGGATCCCAGATGCAGAAAGGGGAACCGGCCGGATGCAGCAGGTGGCGGTGGGAGCGGTATTTACTGCTAGCGTACGAGTGTGTGCCCACCTTAAACAATAGGCTACCGTACCTGCAAACCCGGAGCGATGGAGAGAGCATCCTGTTCCGGTAAATACCGCTCAACAAAAACAAAAATACGAAGAAAAATATGAAACCTAAATCAACGAAACGTACGAACTTGACGAGCCAATCATCTGGAAAAACGAACACCGGGCGCCCTGTGAACAGAGTCCGCGGGCAGGCCCATGTTTGTGATCTAGCATGCGACGAACCCAGGGCCGTGTACATTGATGCAATGTTCTTGAGCAACCCACATCACAGCATCCCTATACTGAAGGCGAATTTTGGGTTGTACGAGAAATTCTTTGTGCACGGACTAAAGCTCGACTTTATTCCCACTCAACCAGTCACTGTCGGGGGATCTGTCGCCATCGCGCCAGATTACGACCCATTGGACCCAATGCCAGCGACCCGTGCAGCACTGTCGTCTTCACAAGGTTACAAGACTGGCCCTGTGACCAGTCGCGTGACATGCGAAATGCCGAACTACAAGGGCCCGAGTGGAGACTATATTCGACCGGATCTCTACTGTGCGCCTACCAACGACGACCGTCTCACATGCTTTGGCCAATTCAAGTGCTTCGCCAGTGCACCTACGCTAAGCAAAGGGGATGTTGTGGGGAGACTGGTTCTCCATTACGACATCTCATTTCACATTCTTGAGCCGTCTAGTGAAGTCACTTACACCACTACAAGCATTGAGAGGTTGGTGTCTGTCGGCAATGCGACTGCATTTAAACCCACACAGCTGAAATCTATCACTATGTCTGATGGGTTGAAGACGCAAAATTCTGTGGGCGGGGATATAACATTGGCCGCCGACAGGATCATGTCTGCAATTGTGGACACAGTTAATGCGTCGATGCCGATGGAGACCTCTGCCGGCAAGACTGTCAATCCTGGCACTCGGATTTATGTTCGTCCGGTAATAGGAAATATCGCCACCACAACCTACACTAACGTCAGTGATTCGGAGTACGTTGGCGACATCTCGTTGAGTAGAAACTTTGACCCTATGTCAAATATCAAATTGGACCTTGTGGATACATTATATTCGACTATAATGGAAGCGCAAATCCTATAAATGTTCATTATCGTGTTTGGAAATTTTTCGCTCGTGGCTTCACTGGGGTTGCCATATGCTGTCGATCACGAGCGCTCCACCGCAAACAATATCGCAGGCCTGTTTGTACGTTTGATGGCTAAAAATTTAAAATGTAGGCTAGGCAGGCCAAGGAAAACTTGCCTTTCTTGTCTCGAACTGGACATTGAATCAGCCAACATATTGTGCTCTATTGTTGCGTTGATAATTCAACTCCATTAAAGAGCTCCGGGTTAGGCTGGCAGCCTTTCTGCTACACCCGTCCGTGTATAAACGGCAACTCGTCTTGAAATGACAAAACAAGATAACGAGATAGATGTTTCACAAGGTTCAAAGTCGCAAAAACCTTGTTCGGAAACCTCATCCGTGTCCTCCTTTTCTTCTTCCATGATCTCGAGTGGCAAATCCAAAGGAACCGCAAAGAGTGACAAGAAGCAAAGGAACCAAAAACGAGGTAATCGTGCACAGCAACGTGAAGCAGCCATTACCCAGTCGACACTTGACGACATGGCCCGACAACAAGCTGAGCACGATTTAAAAGAAAGTAAGGATAGGGAGAAAAAGCGAGTCAAGGAACAAGAGAGACTCGCCAAGTGGGAGTGGATGAAAGAGCGATTCGAAGGGATGAACTTTACGGTCCATCAGGAGCCAATTAAATGCCCGGTATTGGCTGTCGTCGCTGTCATCCACCTAATATTACTCACGGCAATATTGATCGCCGCTCCCAGGGGAAGAGACTTGGGGGCGCTCCCTTTCCTTGCCGTATGCAGCCTTTCTCTAGGAACTGTAGCCCTAGGGAAGCGCGCATTTGAACGCAGTTACAAGAAGACCTTGTTCCTGCTTTCAGCAACCGTGTACCTAGCCTTCATAACGACGGCAATTGTGGCGCAGATATACTTCGATTCTGCTGCCGCATTGCTGGCGGTGATCGCGATGTCCATATTCTCAGCCCATTCCATTGTTGTGGTATCACTGATCTGGTTGGGCAAGAGAGTGGACAAGCTCATGTCGCTGAACCCCAGGCCCCTCGCGACATACAAATTTTTGAGTTGGGAGGAACTGAGGAGAAATGACATGAGGCCTGACTGCAATCGCAAGAAGGAGATTGACCATGAGTCGGTCAACATGTGGGTCCAAATTGAGCACCACACCTTCCCGAAACGCAAGACTACAATCAAGGTCTGTGCCGAGACTGTCGCTCAAGCCTGCGGTCAGGGCGTGATATTGGGGACGGGCGACCTCGAGGCGTGCGCTTCCGCCGCCGAGGGAGCGATGAGGAGGTTAAGCACAGTTAATGTGAACAAGACCGCCTTGTTCGAACGTGGCATACAGTGCCATCGAACATTACATCTGGCGAAGGCGATACTTAAGCACTCCAAAGAAAAAGGGGTGTCGCTTGAACCAGAACTGGGTTTTTAAAGAGCTGCAGGAAGGTCCGACGTCCTGTCAGCTACGGTTATAGAGTCGGAGAAGTCGACCTGGACATGCCTGACCGAGGCAAAGAGGACTCCAGCATCACTCTGGATAATGACCAGACTTTACGCAAGGTCACCGCAGTGAGCTTGGGCCCCCATGTAGTCGGAGCGGCAAGGCCACGTGTCGACAGGGATGATCCAGCGACAAAGGCCGCTGGTGCAATAAAGCGGATCATGAAGCAGATTCCGCGCAGGCAAAGAAATATGCTTGTAAAATTTGACCGCTTCAACCGTAAATGGTTGAAGAAAAACCTAGAACCTCTATCACCGCACACGGATACTAGCTTCGAAACTTGGATCGAACAGTGCCCATACACCGAGAGAGACAAGACTAGAATGAAAAAGGTGTATGAGAACAACATAGAAACCTTCGACGATATCACAGTTAGGATAGTCAAGGGCTTCCCGAAAGACGAAGCCTACGACGTGTACAAGCATTTGAGATGGATCATGAGTAGGTCCGACGAATTCAAGTGCATGTACGGCCCCTGGGTTAAGTGTATCGAGAAGGAAGTGTATAAGCATCCGGCTTTCATAAAGTATGTCCCGACAAATGAGCGCGGACATTACATTACTGAAATGTTGGGCACAGCCGGCCCGTTTTATGAGACTGATTACACTGCCTATGAATCACAGTTCGATAAGATCGCCATGAGGATAATGGAATTCAATCTCTATGAACACATGACCCGACTTATTCCGGGCCATGAAGAGTTCATGAGGATGAACTTTGGCGTACTTGGCAAAAATAATCTTATAGTTTCGAAGAATATGAAATTCAATGTCGAAGCGAGGATGTCCGGCGAGATGTCTACATCATTGGGGAATGGCTATTCAAATTTGATGACAATGCTCTTCGTAGCGCATTATAAACAATGCACTAATGTCGAAGGTGTCGTCGAAGGAGACGATGGCCTTTTCACGATGGAGGGGACGCCGCCTTCAGCCCAGGACTTCGCAGACGTTGGATTTCATATCAAGCTGCAACAGCATTCGGTAATCAACGAGTGCAGCTTTTGTGGTCTAGTCTTTGACGAGATAGACCAAAGGGTCGTCACCGACCCCCGGAAGGTCCTATTGTCGACTCCGTGGACAAGTAGACGCTACCTCCCGGCTTCGGAGCGTACGTTGCATACGCTCCTTAGATGCAAGTCACTTTCATTGTTAGCACAATATCCCGGTGCACCAATCATCCAATCAGTTGCATTATATGGTCTACGCATGACGAGACACATCTCGAAAAGAGACGTCAATCGCATGATAGCAAAAATGGATGCATCTAGTTGGGAGCGGGAGAAGATGTTCCGTGACTTGACCTGCAAGCCTCAGCCATGCGAGGTTGGGCAGAGGACAAGGCAGTTGGTAGCTGACCGCTACCATGTGACGCAGCAGCAACAGCTGTTTATAGAGGAGCTTTACGACAAAAAGTCTGATCTATCACCTGTTAACTTGCCTTTTCCAGACCTCTGGAACGACGACCAAGTGGATTACTACTTACAGTACTTCGTGGATTATCCCCACGTCGAAGGTCACCTTACCTTGGGCTTCGATGACCCAAGAGTATTGGAGCACCTGAAAACGCTGTGCAGCATCCAAGAGATCTAGTTCCAGACTCC